CTTAATCATCTTTTCAAGGGTTGAACCCTTGTAAGACCAATTAAGACCGTATGGATGAACCAGATCCGAAACATGTGCAAATATGTCTAGAATCTGATTTTGTTGACGACTCAAGATGAGCCGTATCCGAGGACCTATAATCCGTGCTAAATCAATGAAGTTATCATCTGAGACTTGTCTCCACTTTAATTGTGGAACAACAAGATCAGGTAATATTAACTTTCCCGCAAACTCAGCAAGTTTGTTGGAACTAATTGATTTAGTTGGAGAATAGGGGCATTCAAGGAGTGTGAGGGTGTCGATATACTTTTGATACAAATTATCATTAAGTATAACAACATCATCACCTACGACGAAGAAGTCATTGTCCCACTTCCCACCATGTAAGGTGTAAAGAAGTAGACCGTGACTTAGGGTGAAACAGAAGAATGAAGGGTTGAAGCATAAAGGCTGGCCTTTCGTCCATCTGATTGATCCGATCTCAGACTTCCAATTAGCTCGTGAAATATCACGAAATAACTGTAAGTATGGTGAGTCTGCGCCGTAAATCGTTGATAAAACGATTTCCTGAATCTCATAAGGGAATAAATCAGTAGCGCTAGATAAATCCACAGAATGGATTTTTCTATTGTTTCTAATTTGTTCCTGAATGGGTAAGAATGCACGACCTTGGTCATGCGTACAATCCCAAGGGAGTTTGGAAACAAGATCCTTTAGATCATCCTTAAGTGGCTGTGAAGCTACCTGGAATAACCTATAGGGAGAAGCTATGCTTCTTAACTTGTAACCTGGCTCCTGTAAGAAATGCACCTCTCCAGCAATTAATGGACCTGTTTCACATACATCAGGATGTAGATCATCGATAAGACGATCTATATCAACACCTTTGAAAACCCATCGATAGATAGGTTCCCATAGGGCTTTTATATGTTTAACAGTTTCATCATTCCGGACGAGCATAAGCTCGTACAAGAGGTGATCTGATTGCCGTACTGAACCATACATTGTAGGTGCCATCTTCATGGTACTTCCTCTGTATAGAACTAACGGTGTCGGCGTACGTACTATTGTTCTCTTCTGAATGACTGCCCTGGTTGCCTTCTGAATGGAGGCTCTCAGGTGCCCGGGTAACTCCCGGGGTTGTGCAGAGACTGCCTTAAGGAATTTACTCCTTTGACTTCGAGTTAAAGAACTTGAAGTCCAATGTGTATAGGCCATGAATGCATTGATAACTTTAACAAAGTTATCATCATTCTTTAGTCCATACCGCATTAGGTAGCCCACTACGCCCTTAATCTCTCCTTTACGATTCCTTGCCAAAGGAATTGTAATATT